TGTCATAAACAAAAACCCTAAAGCACAAGCTCCAAGGCTTACCAATATGTCTAAACTATTCATCTTTCGCCCTTTGTTAAGGCCGATCAAGCTACTAACCGAGTAGCCCTCTCAGCGTTTGTAGTATCAGTATGAGGGCTTTTTGTCAGAAATGAAAGCCTATAGCCTCTTGGCGTGTCGCTACTTGGCTAGCCTGTCCTCGAGCAAGAGCTCATAAATACGATCCACTCTCAGCTCGATACGCTCAACACGCCCGGCTAGGTTATGGCCGCCATTACCGTCTGGCTTTAGCTCGGATAAATAATAGATAACCAATTTACGGATGAGCCCAGCCCATAACCCCAAAATAGTAAATACCCCCAAGGTAATACCAATTACAAGCTGGGCTCTTTCCATTACTTAGTTACGCCAAACTGTCCCTCGGACGGTTGGACGGCCTTAAGTAGTGGCCCGATTAGCCCAGCGATAAACGCATTAGCTAATACTTTTGGATCGGTAATACCGCTCATATAGAGAGCTGCCGCACACGCTACAGCTGATCTAAGATAGGACTTACCTACCGCGATTGCTTGCTCTTTCATTGTCTTGCTCCTAAATGCCCTTTAGGATTTGTCTTACTATAAACCTAAACTAGAGATTAAAGCCTTAGCCTTTACCGGTGATACCTCGACCTCAAAGTGCATATCGTCTGGCCGTGTCTTGAAATCGCCGCCCCACTTGAGGCCGTATTTTTTGGCGAGCGCACGGATCATAGGTATTTTCTCAGCTGGGAAAGTGCCAGCCTTGCCTAGTGGATGCTTTGTAGCATTGAGATCGATAGCCGTGCCGGATGAATGACACGATAATTTTGTGGGATTACCTCTAACCATCCTGTAGGCATAGCCCCAATCGTCAAAAGTGCCCTCGTCTATTGGCTCGATCAGCTCGTGAAACTCAGCGGCAAAAGCGGCCAAGAGTGGGCCCACACTCTCGGCACACCTTAGTTTACGATCCGTACCCTTTACCGGGTAGGACTTTATTTTTATCTCTGCCGCATCTTTCGAGGCTGGGTAGCCGTTGTAACTAGTCTCCATCTACCTGCATCGCATCATAAGTAGATTTAAGCATTGAGGTAAATTCCCCGTTGCCTCGGTCAATAATGGCGTGAGTTTCGCCATCAATTTCAATAAAGGTTACATTATTCATTTTTATAACTCCGCACTTAGTCCGAGATAAGCAGTTGCATCATTAGATGCTTGCACTTGTGTTGGTCTGTATTGAGTAACTCCCGAGCCTGTACTGCAATTTAGATAAGTGTTATTCGGGTTGTTGTAAATAGTAGTGATTGTGAAAGTTACGGCACCAGATGAAGCATTTGTGCCATCGTGTAATCTTAAATTTCCACCATAATCAACAGCGGTGGGAGAAACACGCATTGTTACTGGTGAAAAAACAGGCACTGCTGCATTTGCGCTACCTAGTCCGACTCCCCAATCAGATAAAACTGCATAAGTATTAGTGGCGTTAGCACTTCTGCGATAGTAATAACGCTGACAAGCGGATAATTCTCCTTGGATACTGCCACCATTGCGGGCAAAAGGTGTTGCAGTTGCACCTAGCTCGACCTGTAACCCTGTTATGTCAAAATTATCCGCTGCTCCTGCCGTGCCGGTGGGAGTACAAAATGCTAAAAATTGCATTTGTGTAGTTGTTGAGGAAAGCGTAGCCGTATATTGGAAACGTTGCCACGAAGTCGTAAGCGTTGCCGTCTGACTAATTGGTGTGGCGCTACCTGTAAAGGCAGATCCCAAACCTGATTGGTCTGTACCTGTACCCGTATAGAAACGTACATTTAACGCGCTAGATGTAGGCGAATAGTTAGCACCTGCTCGTGCATAAAATGAAACTACTACGGCTTTATTAGCTAAAGGTATTGAGTTAGCCGTCTCGAAAGATTGTCCGATATATAAATCGTTTGTAGCCGTATTAGCTGCCGTGCGTTGGACTCTTACGCCATACTGAAAACCGTCTAACGTAGTAGATGTAAATTGTTGAGCCGTTGCACCAGTTGTACCGGATGATCGTCCCACAAAAAATCGATCTACCGGATATAAAAAGGATGCGGCCGTAAGTGTTACCGCTGAGGTCCCTCTTTGTGCTATTTCACAAGCACCATTAATTACCGAATTTTTACCGCCTGCTCCTTGAGCACCGCCAAAATTCGCTACATCAAAAGCAAGGCTTACCGCTCCGGATGTACCGCCACCTGTTAAACCTGTCCCAGCTGTTACCGCTGTTATATCGCCTTGATCGTTAGCGATCCAAACAAAATCCATATCGGTATTAGTATTTTTAGCGAGTACCTGTCCGGTAGTGCCACCTTTAAGATCGAGCAACGAGGCATCGATAGAGTCACCTAGTGCCTCGATAGCCGTAGCTCCATCTTTTACTAGGTCGGTGCTCGTAGGCACCGGCCAACCAAAATTAGGGGTAGTAGTTGCCATTACGTTAAACCTCCAAATGCGTTTTCCCATTCAAGTGTAGCGTTTACACCTGTCCAAATCAGGCTAGGCGGACTCACCGTGTCCCATTGTGGCGCGACTAGAGAGAAATCTGTAGGGCTTAAAGTAAGAGTTAAATCAACATAAGCCGGGGTAGCTCTAATAGCAAAGCCCTCCACAAAACCGTTAAAAGATCCGTTAAACATATTAATCGGCAGATCGTTAATAATCATGGGCTGACCAAAAAATACGTCTATGAGCTTATTACGCTCGGCATCTGGCAGATTGGTGTTATCTAATCTAAAGGTAAGGCTTTGTAGCTGCTCTCTAGGGATAGCGCGTAGGCCAAGCTCTCTAGTCATAACGGTATTAACATCGGCCAAATTGTGCAGGTTAGAGGTAACGTTACGCTGGTACCTGCCGTAATTGGCTATCGAGTCTGTATCTACAGCCGTAGCGCTATTGTTGTAATTATTACCGTAATTGAAAACTAGGGAGTTACGGATCTTGCCTATTTGTAAAATCGTTTTGATACTCGAGGGAGTAGCGTAATTGGCTGAGATAGTCGTATAGCCGTTAGTTGATAGATAAGTCGTACGGTGATCGGCATCGGCATAGCAGACTCGCCCGGCTTTGTCCTCGTACAGCTGGCCTAAAGCGCTTTGTGCAATTTGAGCGCATAGGTTGTAGCTACTAAAAGGCTCGGCAGCTCTTGAAATCATCTCGTATAGTCCAGGCTGATCTATCTCGCCCAGCCCTACGTTTTCAGCATCGGCCCACGTTGTCGTAGGATCGTAGTTATACCATTGTAAAGCTGGGGCTACCTCAAACCAAGAGTTAATAAGTAGCTCGTTAAGTATGTCGTATATCTGATTACCATCATCATCCTTAGCCAAGGCATCGGGAAAGAGGGCTTTAGTTAATTTAGCCAAGGATCCTACGGCCAATATATTACCGATTGTTACAAAACCTATATCCTCGGGAGAGCGTACGGATATACCAAAATCTGACACCTCACCGCCAAATACGGGTATATAAGTGCCTGAGCTGTTTTTTAACTCGAGGGTTAAACTATCTGTAACGTCAATATCAAAAGGCAGGTTATCGGTATTAACGATCTCTAAACGCGCATATCCGGCGTTGCATTGTAAATCTATATCGTCTCGACCTGTTGCCATTGTCACGCTGAGTACGTTGTCGTAGACGGTCGTACCTACGATAATTTTCCACTCCGGTAGCCATGTCATGAGACATATACCCCAGAGCTGCGATTAGTGGACGTGCCTCGATCTGTAGATTGATTAAATACGTTTTCCACGACTCGGGCTAATTCCTCGGGATCTGTACCAAAACCTGCATTGACTGTTATATCTACGTAAGTAGATCCTCCACCGTAGCCCATATCCGAGCCCGGGAAACCATAGGACGGGTAGTTACCGGCACGACCGGAGCCACCTGTTACGCCTCCTGTACCCGGTACTACAGGGACAAAACTCCCAGCTGCAAGAGCTGCGGCTATCTCGGCATCTGTAAGAGTTTTTGGTGTCGTTGTACCTATGCCTGTACCACCACCTGTGATTGCAGGAGCGCCAATACTCGGCACGGTTAATTTACCGAGCAAAGCGATGGCCTGCTCAAGGTTAGCGATATTAATTAAATCTTTAGGGAGTATCCCTTTAAGGATCTCATCTATCTCCGTAAGTTTAATTTTCTGATTAGTTAAAACGCCTAGTACCTTTAGATCGGCATTTAGTTTATTAGTGGCAGCGGTTATAGCCGCTACGTCTTGGCTAGCGATAGCCTTATCAAGATCCAAAATAGATTGTTTTACCTGCAAGCGAGCAAGGTCATTAGTGATTTGTAAGAGCTGGGCTTGATTAGTTACCTTGCTTAATTGTGCAGCTTGATTTAATTCAGCCGCCTGTAACCCGATCCGCTCAAGGTCAAAAACCTCGGCACCTTTACCTAAAGCGAGGTTAGCCTTATCTATGGCTGCCTTGAGTTGCTTAGCCTTAAGTTGTTTTAATTCCTCTGCCGTTAGTTTCTTGCTAGTGATAAGTGTAGCGGCTGTGTATTTTGCCTCTAACTCGGCAAGATGCGCTAGCCCTGCGGCAGGATCGTTAGCCGAGCCCTGATTTGCACCTTTTGCAAGGCTCCTTAAGTATGGGATCATCGTAAACTTGAATAATTTATCTATGTCAAATATGGCACCTGCGCCTCCAAACGGCAGATTACCTACGCTTTTTATTTGAGCGATAAGGATGGCTAGGCCTTGGATGGACTCGGATATAGCTGTTGCAAATTCCTCCATGCCTGTAGCTAGATCGCTTACGCTGCTATCCTCGCTTAAAATTTTAAGAGCATTAATTAAACCCTCGCCAATAATCTCCTGAGCGTTAGCAGATGAGACGGCCAATTTATCCATGGAGCCTTGGAAAGTATTAGCCGAGGCGGTAGCTGATCCGGCAAATGTTTTAGATAACTCGGCTGTAATCTCTGCAAATGATTTAGTTTTGAGATCGGCCTTAGATATGCCTGTATCCAATTTACCTAAGGCTGTCGTATTACCTAGGTAGGCCTTGGATAGGGCTTTTGTCACCACGCCTAAATCAATAGATTTTGAGGCTGAAATATCCATGGCAAGGAGTAAGAGTTTTTGAGACTCGGTAGTTGATCGTGTTGCCACGGCTAGCGTCTGATAGGCCGGCCTCAAATTGTCATCGAGGATGCCGTATTCTTTTTGTAGCTTTTGTATATAGCCCTCAGAGGCGGCAGCCTGCCGACCAAGGCCCACGTTTTTAAGAGCTAGGGCTAGTTGCTTTTGAGCCTTTTCATCCTCTGCCGCGGCTTTTACCGCTGCCTTTCCATATGCCAAAACCTGTTGTGCACCAAAAGCCACACCAAGAGTTTTAGCGAGGCTTTTTACTCCCTTGGTTAATTTATCTGTAGAGGTCTCGGCTTTCTTAAAGGCACCTTTACCGGTGAATTCGGCCGCAATATCTATAACTATATTAGACACGTTTACCCCTTTGCCGTTGCATTGAGTTTATTAGCGGCTGTCTCGATCGCTTTTAATACAGCTGCCTGAGTTTTGCCGCCGTCCTCTTGCCACGCTCTAAAGATTGCGCGGCCTTTCATCTTGCCGCTGGCTCGTCCGGCTTGGCCCTCTTGTCTCACGTAAGCGTTTACGATCTCACCGTTTTTATTTAACGCATCGATAAATTGTGCGCCTGCATTAGGGTTATTAGACTTGGACTCGTTTTTATTACCGGAGCGGATATTCTTACCAAAGTTTTTGTGACCCGGTACAGCTACTCGACTCATCTTTGCCTGTGGTCGGCCTTGAGGGTTTTTACGCCCAGCTGTTTCATAGATAGCACCGGCAGCGCTTTTATTAAATATCCGAGCAAGGGATCTAAAGCCATTGTTATTAGGCTTTGATGGTGTGGCTTTGTAGCCGATCCCCCTACGCGCCTCTGAGGCGCTATAGGCAGGAAAGTAGCCATTACCTGAGCCCCAGCCGCTTAACGGTGCAGATGCAGGTATAAAGCCTCGAGCCTTAATAGTGATGGGACGTAAGATCGCCGCTAACTCTTTTTGAGTTTCTTTAGCTAGATCCGGAGAGAATTGCCTCAAGGCTTTTCTAAGAGCGACCGCGCCTTTTACCTCTACTGGCATTTTCGACCTCCTTAGCCTCATCCTTAAGCCCTTGCACTAGTGCATCGAGCATATTCTTATCAAGATCCAAAAGCGCCTGAGGCGCGATCCCTAGCCTTATGCTCAATCTCGCAATTAAGTAAGTAAAAGGGAGATCGCGCTTTAGGCTAAAGGGTCGCTGTCCTCCACGGTCACGCTTTTAAGCGTATCTATGAAAGCCTCACCGTAAGGTTTTGGCGCTTCCCCTGCACGTTTTGTAATTTCCCAAGCTAAGTAGTAGACCATTGATTGCATCTCTTGCTCTCTAAACGCACGATGAAAACCGATCTTGTAAAATTGCTCAAAGGCATACTCAACGCTAGGCGTGATTTCTCCTACAAGCTCGGTCCCATCATTACGTACGATCTTTAATTTAGCCATTTTTGCCCCTTAGTTAGTTAGTTAGATTTACCATGTACCGGTTGATGCAATAGCTGTTTTGGAGTTACAGGTAAACGTAAGATCCATCATGCCCTCATCAGCTACAGCGCCGTTAAGTGGAGTTAGGTTGTCGATCAAGATTGTGCCGCTGTATAAAACGTTAGTAGCAGATACGGCAGCTGTGTAATCTTGGATAGCCTTAAACGGGATAGTAGTACCGTATGCAGCTTGTAGCGTTGCCAAGATAGAGCCTGCCGCTGTGTCGTTGAGTAGCGTTACGGTAATCGTGTCAGCTGAGAGCCCAGT